GCTCAGCAGGTGTTGGCGCTGTCGGCCGATCGGCCCAAGCCCGATGCGCTGACGCTCTCTATGTTCCAGGAGAACATCGCGGCCAAGCGCGAGGCGGCGGTTTCCTCGGGCGTGGTGTCGGAAGCGGAAGCCAAGCTGTTCGATGAACTGCTGGCCGAAGCCGATGGCAGGCCCACGCCGCTGGCCCTGTCCGCGTGCGGGACCAAGAAGCGCCCGCTGGGATTCGAGTTCTGGGACCGCATCGGGAAGCTCACTGGCGGCGGCATCCGAACGGGCAACGCCGTGGAGCGTGGCATCCCCGCCGATCCGCTCTCATTGTCCGCCGACGATCCGAAAGCCAAGGAAACCAAGGCGGCTTACGACCAGGCGAAGGCATGGCGCGAGCAGCAACTGGATGCTCGCGGTCTCAAAGCCTGATCCCTTCCCCACCCCTGCGGATTTCCATTTCCCACGTTCCTTTACGGAGTAAACCAACATGTTCGGACGCACTTTGCTTTCAACCAACAGCGTCGCCATGACGCGCGTTTCTGCGGACAACGACCCCCGCTACAAGCCCGCTGGCCTCACGCTCGACTGGTCGGTCGTCACCGCGGTCAGCGGGTCTGACGCCACGCTCCCCGACGGCTCGATCATCAAGGTCGGGCAGAAGTACCTGCGGTACGGCCAGATCCTGACCAAAGAGACGGCTGGCGGCACCACTCAGACCATCAACAGCACCGCAACCGGCGGCACGTTCGCCTACAGCTTCCAGCGGTCGGATAACGGCCTGATCGTCAAGACCGGCGCGATTGCCTGGAACGCCTCGGCCGCGACGATCCTGGCTGCCATCCAGGCGGTGGCCGCGCCCGGTCAGGCACTCAGCGCCAGCGGCGGCGTACTGCCCACTGCGGTTGTCGTGACGTGGGGCACCTTCACCCCGCTGGGCACCATCGACAACACCGCGGCGACGGGCGGCACGGTGACGATCGCCCAGACCACCGCCGGCACCACGGGCGGCTATTTCGGCCCGTACGACTCGGCGGCTTCCGATGGCCGCCAGAACCTCAATCGGGGCGATTGCTTCGTGCTCGATGAAACGATCGTCCAATACGACACCGGCACGCCGGGGATCTCACCAGAGAATACCCAGATCGGCCGCGTGTTCGATGCCGGGCTCGTCTGGATCGATCGGGTGTTGCAGGCGGGTGCGGGCACGCACTCCCTGGCGGCGGGCCCGACGCTCGCCGAATTCCTCGCGACGTTCCCCGCCGTCCGCATCGCTCGTAACTGATCCCATCCATCAAATGTTACCGCGGGGCACGGCTCGCTACCGGGTCGGACGCAGCATCCGGCCAGCCCCGCGAAACAGACTTTTCCTGCTGCATTCCACACCTGGCTGCGGGTGACTCCTACACACTCAAAGGAGCACCGCCATGGGCGCTTCATTCGATTTCTTCAATGCGGTTCGCGTTCAAGCGATCATGCAGGGGGTCTACGACCCGCGGCTCAACCCCCAGCCGCTTATCTGGGACAAGCGTATCCCGTCCGTCGATGCGTTCGATGACGAGATTATCGCCCGGTTCATCGGGTTCCCGATGACCGCGGACCTCATCGCTGACGACGCACAGGCCGTCACTTACTCGATGGGAAAGTTCCAGTACGAAACGACCCGGATCCCCAAGCTCAAGCTGGGCATCGGGCTCAACGAAAACCAGCTTCGCCAGCTCAACCGCCTCCAACAGAACGCGGCCACGCGGGACGAAGTGGGCGTTTTCCAGAACTGGGAAAACCGGATCGTTTCGGCAGCCCGCTACGGCGTCGATATGCGCCGTGAAGCACTGCTGATCTCCATGCTGTTCGATGGCCTGTCTTATGACCGCCTGGGCATCAAGCTCAGTGGTGTGTCATGGGGCATGCCGTCCGATCTCAAGGTGACGGTGGGCACGACGTGGGACCAGACCACGGCCACGCCGGTAGCCGATACCCTGCTGGTCAAGCTCATCGCCAAGATCCGGTATGGCATGAACTACAACCGGATGACGATGAGCACCACCGCCTTCCGGAACATGATCAACACGACCGAATTCCAGAACAAGGCGAGGATGTATCTGGCCCCGAACGTCTCATTCGTCAACCTCAACATCTCCGATATCGGCTCGATGCAGCGGCTGGCGACGAATGTGCTGGAAGGCATGACGATCGAGCTGGACGATCGGCGGATGTGGATTCAGGGTTCGGACGGCTCGGTCAACTCCGCGCCGCTCTGGCCGACGGCCGGCGTCGCGCTGACCGATTCCAACATGGACGGCAACACGATGGCATGGAACTTCGCCAATACCGAATTGATGGAGAAGATCGTCTCCAATCTCGCCGGTGGACTCCCGCAAGTGGCCGCACTCCGTGGCCCGACCGTCTATCCGACCCTGAGCAACCCACAGCTGAATGCGCCTGGCGCGACCTACTGGGCGGTCCAACGTGGGTTCCCACGCAAACCGCTCCTGCCGGTCAATGCGGCGCTCACCGTGGGCACCTTCACGGACAGCGTGTCCACTGCTCTGCCGTTTTAATCTGTCTGTTCCAACCTTCTGATCCGGCCCCGGCGCGGGCGGCACCCATCCCGCGCCGGGCGTCCGGTCACAACCTCCAACAAGGAAAACCGTCATGGCCGATACACCCCAACAACCTCAGTCCAATCCGCAGGCTGCACCGGCGCCCGCATCGCCGCCCTCTCCGGTCAATCCTCCGCAGCAGCAACTGCCGGTGGATCAAAGCCACTACCGCAATGGCCGGATCACCCGGCATGGCATGGAACACGTCATCCGCAGCGGCGGCAGCGTCATCCACAACGGAAAGCACATCACCAAGATCGACGATCTGCCTACGAGCGCCGACCTGGCGAACACGCCGGAAGAGCGCGCCGCGGCCCGGGCACAGCTCGAATCGCAGCAGAAGCAGGTCAACGACCAATTGGCGCAACTGGACGCGGCGGAGACGCCCGGCAAGCATCCCCGCAAGTAGTTTCGCCCGGCCCCGGCGGCCTTCCTGCGATTCTGCCGCCGGGGCTCTTCTTGAGGGGAAGTGAAAGCGATTCGCGAAAGGAAGCCATGATTACGCGACGTTTTTTTGTGCAGGGGCTGTCTGCTCTTGCGCTGCCGTTACTACCGCGATTGGGGCAGGCGTACCCGAAGCCGGAGGGGCTTCGCCTGCACGTTGGCGACCTTCATCGCGCTGGCTATTCGTGCAGCGCGAAAGTGTTCCTCGACGGGCAGGATATATCGTGTGAGTGCTTCCAATTCGACAGCAGCGAAGGCTGGGCGGACTGCCACTTGAAGGAACCGCATCCCATAAGCGGAAGGTCGCGAACGATGATTCGCAACGGCAGGACTGTGCGAATTCGGAAGCACGGTCGCATCACGACCGAACCGCCGATCCACGAGATTCAGTGCATGCTGGCGAATCCTCGCCCCCGTCGTGAATATCCCAAGATCGATTTCAGCAAGATCTCCGTCGAGATCAACCAATAATGGCCGCCGCGAAAGACTACTGGACTCAGGTTTACAACAAGCTCCTATCGCTGGCGAATGCACGCGCCGACCTGACGAGCATTCTCAAGGGCGGCAACATCGTCACCTTCGCGGGAACCACCCCGCAGCCCAGACGGGCTGCCAATGCGACGGCAAGCGACTTCCCGGCACTCTGGCTCTACCAGACTACCGGCAGCGACGACATGCACACGTCGCCCACGTTCTCTGAAGCAAACGACACCTTCGCGGCGTCGGTGGACGAGTGGGCGGAACAGGTCACACAGAACTATCGATACCTGATCGTCGGGCAGGACACGCGAATCGGCCCGGTCAACCAGATCCACGCGGAGTTTCTGACGGCGATTCGCGCGGCGGGAATCCGGCTTGGGCTGGGCTACCCCCTGATCCAGAAGATCACGTGGAAGTCTGACGAGACCGAACGCCTTCCAGAATGCCGCGGAGCGCGCCGATTCGTCATTGACGGCGTGATTCCCGTCCAGATGAACTTTGAAGGTCAACGCGACCTGATTAGCTGAACCTCACCCCAGCCCGGAGAACACCAATGGTACACGTTTTTTGGCACATCAAGATTACGGCCGCGGACGGCACCACGCGAGAGGCAGACGCGGAAACCAAGGGCTACCCGCCGGATGGCAAGGCTTTCGCGGAGCACGTCAAGGGTATCAAGCACTGGTGCCCAGCCGGCAACGAACGGGTCGAAGTGACGGCTATCAAACCGGAAGAGGGCGAGCGTTCGGGCAACCCGTTCGTCCGGGCCGCGGCGTTCAAGGCGCCCACGCGCAATGATGCCCTGTTCAATGCCGCGGGCAAGCAGGTGAACGAGCGGCATGAAGTCATCGGCGAAGAGGATCCGTTTGCCGCCGCACCTCCGACCCCGCCGGCGTCATAACCAATGGGCGCGTTGGCCCAATCCATCACGACCGATCTTGTCGCCGAGCTCGAAACGGAGCTGGACGCCATCGGTGCGGAGATGGTCGCCGATATCCGCGACTCGATCTCCGTCTATGTCGTCTACAGCGGTAACGCCGTCATCACCCGCAGCCAGCCCGGGGAATCCCCGCGATATGAAACGGGCAACCTCTGGAGACACGTCCTGATGGAAGTGAATGCCGATCGTGGCGCGGGAATCGTGCGGCTGGATGTGTTTGTGGACGGAGACGCCGCCCCGTACGGATTGTTCCTCGAGACCGGCACCGAAAATATGGAATCGCGTCCCTTCTGGGAGCCGGCCTGGCTCCGCTGGGCCGATCGCGTCCCACCGCTGCTGATCGCAGCGCCTCGATAAACCACCCTCAAACCCCGGAGTACCAATGCCACTCGCCACGATCAATGGACGTGACGGCACCGCCGATTTCACCATCGCCGGAGCCAGCTACGCGGCCATCCTCAACGAATTTGAATGCGAATCGAACGTTGAATTGATCGATAGTTCCGTCTTCAGTATCGAAGGCGTCGCCACCCAAGACCCCGGCATGGAGCGGATCTTCTTCCGGCTCAACGGGCTCTTGAAAAAGGGTTCGGCTGTCGCGGGGCCGCTGATTCCGGCGCCGCAGAATGTCCAGCTCGTGTTCACCTACTCCGCGCTCTGCACGATCTCATTCGTCGCCAATTTCTCGCGTGCGCTGGCCCGACGGACGGTCAACCGGAACGCCGTCATGGCGGGCGAAGGCGTCAGCAATGGCGCGTTCGCCGTCATCTGGGCGCACGCGTAGACCGAAGCATCTATCACCCTCGATTGAGGATTCACCATGCAAATCTCGAATTTCTCCGACGCCGTGACACTCCTGGGCACCGGCACCCCATCCGGCGGCGGCTCCGCTTCGACCCGCAGTGCGCAGCTTGGGACGTACCTCAAAAACCTGATCGGCTCGGGCAACGGCGCCGGCCAGATCAACACCTGGTACGACGCGGAGCGATCTCTGGCCGGCGGCGGCTATCTCGCGACGATCACCGGCACGCCGACAGGCGGGACATTCACGCTCACGGTCACCACCGGCGGCCAATACAGTGGCGCGAACAACGGCGCGCTCGTGCCGGCGAATGCTCAGGCCACGGCCACGATCGCCTACAACGCCAGCGCGGCGACGGTCCAGGCGGCTCTCCAGTCGCTCAGTAATATCGGCAGCGGCAACGCGACCGTCACTGGTTCGGCTGGCGGTCCGTACACGATCACTTTCGCCAACTCGATCGGCACCGTTGCCGTCGCGCTCGCGGCGAACGCGCTGACCGGAGGCACGACACCTTCCGTCACCGTCGCCAACGCACAGATCCCCAACGCCACGACCGCGCCGACGTTCGGAAGTGCGGCCACAACCGGCGGTACGCTGGCCGGCGGAACGACCCTCTGGGCGACCTACACCTACAAAAACGCCAGCGGCGACACGCAAGGGTCTACCGAGGCGTCCTATGCGGTGCCCGCCGGCACGAGCACGAACACGATTACGCTGACCGCTCCGGCATTGCCCAGTGGTGCCACGGGGATCAACGTCTACGTCGGCAGTGCGTCCGGCGCCGAAGCATTCGTCGGCACATCGGCGGGTAACACCTACGTCATCACCGCCTTGCCGGCCGCTGGCGCCGCACCGGCTCCGCTGTACAACAAGACGACATTGACGACCGAAACGATCGATCTGACGAGCGTAGCCGACCCCAACGGAGCAGCACTGACGTTCAAGGGCGTTTCCTGCCTCCATATCGAGAATTGGAGCCCGACCTCACCGTTGGTGGTGTTCGGCGGCGGCTCGTTCGCCGGGCCGCTGACGTCGGCCGCCAACCCA